TAAATTTCTGATTTAGCCATCTCCAAATGAGCTTCCGTCACGACAGGGTTAGCTATAGAAATTTGAGGAGTTGCCGCTGCAAGTCCTGCTCTTTCGTTATATGCAAGCTCTGTTGTTCTAAAGAAGGGTCTAATGTCTAGAACATGGTCTTTGGTAATAAATTCATTTGACACAAGCTCACTACCCTTTTCAACTAAAATATAAGCTACGGGCAGGATAGTTTGTCCTATCAAAGCATAAGAATCTGTTTCTAAATTTTCAGAAAGAACAGGAGCTAGGTTAAGTAAGTCATCAGGGGAGGGGAATGAACCTCTGATAACTCCCATGGCAGAAGTTGTAAATCCTATGTGATCTCCAGTTTGATCACCAGGGTTAGCCAGCATTAAAGGCATACCGTCTAAACTAGTTAAATCAACTGTGTCTTCGGTACCCAGATTGTTAATTGAAGTTTTCTTAGATACTCCTAGGCCAGCACCTTTAAGAACTCCCAGAACCGGCGTGGTCTTAGGAGGCTCTACATTTCCAAGAGAGTCGAACTTTGCGATGGTAGTATCCACTTCATCGACAGCTTTTGAATATATAAATACTAAATCAATTCTTACATTAGAATCTACATTAGTTTTATCTCCTGCCTCATTAGTGTAAAAGAAGTCATCACCAACAAACGGAGGAATCTCTATTTGAAGCTCATCAGGAACATCTACAACAGAAGTTCTAATAGCTCCTCTCCATCTCTTTATAAACTCAGACTCAGTTCTACCTTGTTGCCCTCCAAAACGAGGGGTAGTAGGAGCATATAAATTCTTAACAAGAGTTAGATTTCTAGTTAAATCCTCCGTCATACTCTTTATTAACGCTCCAATGACGTTAGGGTATAAAGGCTTATCATCCCTTGCTAAATTGCCCCCGTAATCTAAATTATTGGTTACGTTAAGTAGATTAGGAGTTGTGAGGCTTTCTCCATCCTCAGTGTCAATAGGCCATACAAAAGATCTTTCAAAAAGACCATTCATATTTAAAGCAATACCTTCTCTTCCTCTGGTAAACTCGTTTAGTATTCCTGATACATAGGAACCTCTATTGGTCTCAGTTTGCCAAGTGTTAGATTCTCCACTTACAGCATTACCTAACCCGAACACTTGATCGACAACTTGCAAGGGTGTTAAGGAGTAAGCGTTATTTATACGAGAAGTGTAACGTCCAGGCTTTACCCTTACTACCCTGTCATTACCTACAACGTAAGGTTTAAGTTCGCTAAATCCACTTCTATCAATCTCAGCGGTTTCTTCAGTCTTGTTAACTTCATCTAGAAGACCATCTACCTGATCCTTTAAAAAATTGTTACTCTCTTCTAATTGCTTAATTGGAATGTTGTCAACTTCAAAGTAATAGGGATCGTTAGCCTTAAAGTATCTAACAGGGTTGATAAAAGTGTAATTAGTGTCGTAGTATTTAGTAGCCATTAGTCATCCTTCTTAAGATCGAAGTTATTAACTGATAATAGTCCTTGTCCGTATTGTGAAACAGTATCAGAGTCGCCTCCAAATCCCTTAGTAGGGTAGAAGATATTAACACGCTTTCCTATTAAGGATTTGTCAACTGAATTATGTTTCGCGTTTGCAAATGCGTTAGCCCCAGAATCATCTACGATTACCAAGGTTGTATCTGGATTTGATACCATTTCAGAAGGATAGTAAAATCCAGAAGCCACCCAAGTATTAGTTTCAACACCATTGACAAGTTTCTTTCTAAGTAGAGAGGTGTAGTTTGCGCTAGCTCCGTAGAAAGGGTTATCAGTGGCTGATACAGCACCGGAAAAACTATAGCCTTGTGAGAATACCTGAGGAATAACTCCTGACAAAGATCCTCCAGCAGCATCAAGGAATTTAGCAACTGGGTCAACAGAGAAGTACAATCGGAAAGCTCCAAGATTTTGAACAGAGGGTCTGCCTAAGAAAGGATTAGCCGTATTCACTCCATAGTAATCTAAAATAGATAGTCCGCTAGTATCAGGAGTTGTACTAGGGGCACCATAGTGATCACTCCAAGTTCCCGAAGGACCGTGATAAGGAGCATCAACTGGATGAACTCCCGATATAGATAAGTAGGAAGCCTTCAGTAAAGAAGTATCGGCAATATTCCAAATGTGCAACCTGCTACATACAGGACCCAGAAGAGGAGCCGTACCATCGAAGTCGTATACTACACCAGAGCAGTTAGGCCATCCACAAGGGAAGTGAACATTAGTAGCCTCTACTAAACTATCTCCAACCGCCCTTACAGACATTCCACCTGTTGTAACAGCAGAAGGAGTAGCGTCAAGACTGGCGTAAGCGTTTAGATACCTGTACCCTAGAATACTCGCTTCCGATGCAAAAGCATATCTTGCACTTACAGTTTTAGCGGGAAGGTTTGCTGGCTTGTAAGGAATTTGAGTCGGGCTTCTGCTTAAGTTTGCATTAGGATATAACTGCATCCATCCACCACTTACGCAAAGTTCTTTTTGATCGCTAAGTAGATAAGTGTAAGTATCATCTCGGCCACTAACGCTAGGACTATTTTCATATAAAGTAGTATAACTACCTAAATCAGTCATACTGATTTTAGATTGTTGATTAGCGACTAGACATGCTCTTACAGAGTGCAGTTCAACTCTACTATGGTTTGACGAGTCAGAAGATAAATCAAAAGAGGATACTAGTAATTCATTTTCAGTATTTCTGTGAGGTCCGAAATCAATAATCGAGTTCCCCTCAGCCAAAGCATCAACACCCACCATAGCTATGACAGTAGGGCCTTGAAATGCTACCTTAGAATTGTTCCCAGCATACACGGCGGCTAAAGGATGTGACTTCGCCCTACTATCAGGACCCAACATGACGTTAGCATATCGCTTAGTTCCCCTACAAACAACTGTTGAATTGTCGGTTGCCTTAATCATTGCTCCGTAGCAAGCTTCTGAATTTCCTGTTAAATCATCTTCTATTTCGGACCTATCAATATGAGCACCGATCAAATCTAATTTAGAGTTATTAGTAGCTTCAATAGAAGGAAGCAAGACAGTGCCATCGCTGCCTACTGTCTTATCAGACTTGCCAAAAGAGGAAGCAGTGTAAACCGCTTGATAAAGGCTAGGCATAGAACTCGCATACAAGGGAGATATGGTTGAGTTATAACATTCTATATCCTTGTTATTTGAAGCACCTAAAACTTGCGAAAGTAAATGTGTCTCAATCCCTACTTCCTGAGATACTCCCATAAGATATCCGGCATACAAATCTTTATTGTATACGAACTCAGAATTTACAAACTTATATCCTGTTGCTTGATTATACCTAGCTGCTACCGAATCGACGAAAACCTTTGAGTTAGCAGAATCAAGACCAAAATAATTTCCATCCAGTAGTAATCTACCACTATAATCTACAACACTATTTTCTAATCGTATACCGGCTTCAGTATTAAGCTCAGAAGTTAATGCAATAGCGTCATTCCAGGAGGTAGGAGAAATTCCGTTTAGCTCAGTTCTTCCGCCTGTTAAGGTAGAGTTGACAGCATGGATGCCTATGTCGTTTCTAGACAAGCAGTAAATAGCTTCTAAGGAAGGAAGAGGAATGCCTGATGCTCCTGCTGCCGCTGCCCAATTAGCATAGTAAGGAGCAGCCGAAGCTTGAGAAGACTTTTCAATATCTCTAGAATAAGTAGACTGTATATTTACAATAGAATTAATTGCGTAAATTCCTGCACCGTAAGAGTCTTGACTAGCGTAGCTTTCTCTCTTGTCTGCAAAAGGCACACCTGTCCTCACTAGGTTAATTAATTCGTAGTTTCTAAATGAAACAAACCCTCTTAATAAATTAACTTCAGAGCTATCTACATGTAATCCTGCCTTGTTAGCTCTAGAGACTGAACATCTTTCTAAATTAACCTTAGAGTTTTTTACTTCAATTCCCCTGTCCTTCGCATGTTGACTATCCACATTGAAATTTCTAATATAGACAGGACCATTGCAATTGTTAACCTTAATATAATCTAGGCTATTAAAGTAAGCAAAAGCAGTCATAGGACTGTTGTTACTTAAGCCACCCCATTTTATCTCATCGCCAGATAAGTGGTTTACGGTGCTCACGTCATAAGTATCTTTCTCAGCAGTTCTACCCTTATCAAAAGGAGTAAACTTAAATTTAGAAGCAACAGTAACACTCGTAGCCGCAACATCCCAAGGGGCTTCAGTGCTTGCAAGAGCAGCCGTTAATCTACCTAAAGAAGGGGCATTAAAATCGGTTTTCTTACAGAATACATAAGGATTTACAAATCTAGCATCCGCATACGAACTAGGTGAAACACCCGAAGAAATAAATATTTCTTCCCCATTACTACCCTTAGTAAGAAGTCTAGCATTCTGAGCATCGTTAGCTAGCAGAGGACATGCAGATCCCGCTGTCAGAGCAGCAGCTATAGAAGCGGTATTGCCATTGCTAATTGAAGAAACTAAAGAGTAATCTGTATAATCCGAATCAAAAGTAGCATAAGACATCTTATTGCTACCCGCACCACTAGCGGTAGTAGGCGATCCAAAAGAACTGTTTCTATTTACAATTTCAATAGAACCTCTAGGACCAAAAGACTTATTAGATAACTCTAAACCTCCTAGGTTGCCAAAGCTTGCAACTTCTACAAGAATAGGATAATTAATAACCTCTGGTAACGCAGCCACACAAGCACTAAGAGTAGTGAAGTACAAAGGGTTGCAAGAGTCTGTAGCGTCTGCGGATACAATAAATGACATGCCTGTCAATGCTGAGGTAGGGTGACCAAACTTCTCCCAAGCTAAATGAGTACGCTCATCTAAATCATATAAAGGCAGGTTGTCTTGCTCCCAGTTATAAAAGGAGCTAGCGTCATACTTCGTAACCTTATCAGTCCAACAGACTAATAGCTTATCCGAGCCACCTTCAACATACACGTCACTTGGGTTTAACATTTTATCCGAATGATATTGTCCATCTAAACACTAGACCGAAATCTGATGTTTTTCTAATATTGCTAAAGTACCTGTAAGCTGCTAAAATAGAAGTCTCAGGTGAACTTGCTTTTGGATTCTTTACAAACAACCCAATTTCATTTAAACTAGCCTCAGAGACTCCTGGTCTAGAAAGGTTATTACAAGAATCCTCATCAATGAATATAGTATACCTTACAGTCCTGTCATCTACCTTTGTAACCTTGCTGTAAGGTATCTTAGCATACCATCTTGCAGTGGCCGGAGCGTCATTGTTTTGCCATTGATACCCTGATACGGCAGCTAGGTTGCTATCACCAGTAGAGGTGTATTCCGCAGCAGAAGATAGGGATCCAGAAAGATCGGAGGTGGAGCTTACCTGAAGTGCTTCAGATCCGCTAACACCTAACTTGAACCTGTCGATTTGGTAATCAGTAATGGTGTCTGATCCCACTCTACCGTAAAGATGAGCTAACGCCCATCCGAAGCCCGATACAATGACATTATCTTCGTCATAAAGTAGCTCTTCCTGATCATCCTTTACCTTGTGGATAGTGAGATGACCTTTAATACCCAATTGACTTGATAGTGATTTATTCATATTATTTAAAATCAAATATTATAGAAACGAGAGGTCCTGCTTGGTCGAGATAATGATATATTGTTGTACCAAAACTTACCGATGTTCCTACATTAAGTAAATCTTGCAAACCCGACAATATAACACAGTCTCTATGCATCAAAGGATCATGTATAGTGGTTACTTTTGCCACGAGTTTATATTTTCTAATATTATTTAGGGCATCCCATTTATAAGGCGGTAATAATCCTTCTGATAGCATCTTCTTAACATCCATGCAATAAACCCCTATGTGTTTAACTCCTCCGAAAGCAGCTAGGCTCACTGCGTCACCATTTCTAATGGTGGAACACAACTTTATAAGACCCCCAGAAGGGTGTACAGGAACCCCTATTAACTCATTAAACCCTTCGGTAGCAGCACTAACTAAAATAGGTCCGTTATCATACCTAGAAGCAGGCCCGGAAGGACCTAATCCTGAAGGATTCATGGTTAAGTATCCGTCTTTATCTAACAGGGAATTAGCATTATAATAGCTACTAAGAGTACCACTAAATAACGGAATTAAACCTCCTCCGCCTCCGTAATAAAAGTCATACTTAGTGTTTCCAGAGACGGGATATCCTCCTACTTTATTCCAAATACTACTTAGTTGAGGATCTACAGCAGCATTAGGATAGTGGCCTAAGTCTGGTAATGCACTGGGGATATAGAATGAAGATACAGGAGTGTTTAAGGTAGAGCCTCTTTCTAATCGAGTATCTGATATACTTGGATAATTAGGTACTGAGTTATACGTCGAGGAAAATTCAACATAAGTAGCTGAAGTAACATAAGAACTTACAGTACCAGCAATTCCGGTTGCAGGATAAGCGTAGTTTATAACACCAAAAAGCTGGCCGTCGTAAGAGGACGCTCCGTTTGAAATAGCACCATTAACCCACCCTGTTGCAGCATTGTTTATAATTGCGTGTGAATGAAAACCTCTAAACCCGTCTGCATCTTTTCCATAGGTTATAGCTTGGAAAGTGTAGTTAGAGGTGTCCAGTATTGCACTTGCTGAAGGAAGGTCAGCAAGTGCAGGGTTCACCGTAAGAGCATCAGTTAATACTTCTCCAAATCCTTGAGTAATCATTATGAATAGAATATAATCTCTAAATGTAGTATAGGATTAAGTAAATGTCTCCCTCCGACAAACTCATCCGTAAACACATAGTTAACTTTTGAACCTCCCCGAGGTCCCATTATAGTCTCAGTCTTATCTTTGTCTCTGCTAGCATAAGGGATCGCAGCATTCTTTCCTGACAAGTTATTAAAATGCTTTAAAACATCAAACAAATCTTTCTTAGAAAGCTCCACCCTATACTCCTCACAACCGTATTTAAATTCACTTAAGCTGCATAGAGGATCAGATAGAGTTCCTGCTGCAAATACTTCTGACAAAGTTTTTAATGTTAAGTCTTGAATACTAACCTTGTCAATCAACATAAATTCATCGGGTTGGGATCCTGGAGCCATAAATACTTCAACTACATACTCTTGAGTTAACCTGTGAATCTGTCCATAAGAGCTTTGGTAATCTTTCGGAACTATTAACTCTCTGTTCCTAGTATCAAAGTGAATCTCAAAGTTCTCAAAATCATCTTCACCTAATCCAATCACTGGAGAAGTCCTAGAGGTCCCCGTATTATCGATACACTCTAGACCAGGAGTATTAGTAGATTCAGGATCATTTGGCTTATAAGCTAAAGACTTGATATGACCGTATCTGGACATTAAGTGTGATCTGCTAACCCGTTGATCATGATGGATCCACTTACCATACTTATCGTAAGTCCACATTTTTCCCGACTCAGGCTTAGTGTGGATCCAAACCCCTACTCTTCGCCCTCCCAAGAAAGTTCCCGCATCATTGCTAATAATACTGTTTAAATCAATTTTAAAGTCGTGATCAGGAGTTAAGAAGTTCTTAGAGATAGGATGATTGTAAGGTTCTTCATACTTAGAAATATCAAATCTAATCCTTGTAAGAGCACCAAATCCTGACCTCATTAATAGCAAAGTTTTATCAAAGAGGAAAGTTTCCTCATACGATTTCTTCGAACTACCAGGAACTTTAATTATAGAAAAAGAATTATTCTCGCTTGTAGCTGAAGCTAGTACAAGCTCAACTCCATCTATTATGCCAGAAGATACCCTTTCAGGAGTATCCAAATACATACTCTCTGGCGACGAAGCAGCGAAGGATCCTGCTCCTGTAAAGGGAGTGCTAGTAACACTTATCTTAGCAGGAGAAGCAAAAGAGGTTGATACTAATTCCGTTACGTTTCCTAATTTTTCAAAATTATGATTGTATACTAAAGGTCCAAAAACATGAGAGAATAAGTTTGCACCATCTAACTCTTGTACCTCAGGACTTAACCTGTGCCACTTGAAGTTGTCTTTATACTGATGGTAAAGCCTGTGTAAATCTCTTCCAAACTCAAAGTTATAATAATCACTAGTGGATTCAGGGAATGCGTATCCTACTACAGAAGAGTTGCTAAACCCGTTAGCATACGACTGAAGTATACCTCTAGTTTGATTTGTTAGCAAATCTCGTAGGGTATTTAACTCAGTTTCATCAGTAGTAATAGCTATTTGATTTTTAAGTGCAATAGGACCGCTAACAAGATAAGATCTTAAATACTTTTCATTCTCACTTATTCTATGCATTGAAGCATATATTCCTGGAAGCTGCCCTCGATCAGTAGTATAGTCTGAATTACTTTGGAACGTGGACGCTATGCCTCTTACGTTTTGAGTATTACTAACATCATACTCGTAATAAGAATTAGTAGAATTCAATCCTTCGCATTGCGCCCAGATAGCAGGAAGATTAACATGGCTAGTAACAGGAGTGTATCCCAAAGAACTAGGGACTAACCCTAAAGGAATACCGCTTAAACCTGATGCCATGCTAAATCCAACAGGCATATTAAATCCGGTCCTATCGTAATACCCATTAAATGGCATTACTTTCTCATAGGATCTTCTTCTAGAAGTATTTCTAGGTATTGCACCTACTACTGATTCTGTTAGAAACTCAGGAGATACCAAGCTTTCGGTAGCAGATCTTTGAATTTCGTTTCCCCCAGGATTAACTCCTCTCTTATAACTGTTAAAAGAGAATCCCTTAGTGAAGTAATTATTTCCAGCACCAACATCTATCTCTGTATCGTCGTAGTATATTAAAGGAAGGGAACTACCCTCCAAGGACACTAAGTCAGGTTCTCCTGAAACTTCTAAGGATATTAAAGGTATGGAGTGAGCAGGAGCACTCCTAAGCACAGACTGAGATAAAAGTCCAATAGCATCCCCGGAGTCAACGCCAGTCAATCCTTTCTTAGTAAAATCAAATTCAGAAGCATCTAAAACAAGTTTAAAGTGAGAAGATTTACCTGACCACAAGCTAGCGTAATCAAACCTGTTATCGTTAAGGTTCAATAAAAGGTTATCAAGATTTGGAGGAGAATTATAACCTGACGTAAATAATAGCCATGACCCTGCACGAGGTTCATCATCGACGTTCAATGCATTAGAAGATATGTAGGAGCTAACATCTAAAGCAAACTCCTGTCTAACTCCAAAGCAAGCTAATCTATCAGCTATAAAGCTGATCATATCTTGGTTTAGCTCTACGTTAACATAGTATGGATACTCTTCAAACGGAGGAATAGGATATACTCTTCCTCTGTAATTAAACGATAAACTTGATTGTTCAATCCAATAAGTTAGGGAGAAACTATCAGGGAACTGCTGGACTGTTTCTAGTAGAATCCTATCGACAGCCATCCTAATGTTTTCATCCATGCTGTTGGTTGAGTAACCTTCAACATCCATGTTTTCAGCTTCGTCACGATTCCATGTCTGGAAGTCTTTAAACTTATCGGACTCCGTAGCTAAAGCGTAGTAAATTAGATAAGGAACATAAGACTCCCACATCTCAGTAATCCTACTTTCAATGGGAAATTTATCTTTAGGAAAAACAGTATTTACAGTACGTTGAATTGCTTTTTTAGTTCCAATAGTTTTATAAATTGAAACAGCGTTTCTTAGTTGTAACCTCCATTTATTCGCATCATCCCCATATAAATCCCAACCAATTAATTGAGCTACAAGAGGAAGGTAATCATCAGGACAATCATCTATATCGTATAGAGAAGCAATCTCCTCAGTTTGATTGTTGATGTCAAAAGCTAGGAAAGATAAAGACCTAATCAATCTGGCGAACGGACCACTTTCAACCTTATCAGTATACTTTATACTGTTTTCAGAAAAGGTTTTAAATCTATCTCTAACAGTAAAGTCGGATTTGTCAGCATAAAGAGGGGAGTAAGCTACATCAACCCAGGTCTTTAACTTATCTAATTGCTGTGTCCCACTCAAAGAAGCAGATGATCCAGGGGCAAACAAACTTGAAGGATAGTAGTCCCCCATTTCGTTTCTCCATACAAACTCCGTCAATCCCTTGATACCGTCACTAATGCTTACAGGATTGCCTACAAATAAACTACTTGTTATTAAACCCTTGACATAAGAAGAGGGATCAAAAGAATCTCCTGAAGTATTTAAAAAATACATCCAAGATAATTTATTTATTAAATAATTGTGTATAGCGGAGGTGGATCCTATACTTCCAAAGTAAGTAGAGTCAGGATTGTTTAAGTTTATAGCTGGAAGTAAAGTATCCTCTAGGAACTGGTCAAACTCATTTAAGTTCTCAAAACTAGCAAACGTCCTGTCAAAATAAGTAAGAACATCATCTTCGAACTCTTGAGTAGTAATGTTGGTTAGTTGATTTTGCTTTACAAAAAATGGAGCTATGCCCTTAAAGGAATCTATGGAACTGTACAAGCCCTGCGAAACAGCACTAACATGTAACACAGAAGATATGTTATTAGCGATATCTAAATGAGAGTTGATTAAAGTGTCAACTACATCAACGTCCTTAGCGGTTCCCTCGATATCATCTTCATAGAGATACTCAGGAAGAATGTACTTTAATGCTTTAAAGTAATTTGGCTTAAAGTATGTTTGATTTCTTAAATAAGTCTTACCCGACATTAGATGTAATTTACCTTGACAGTTAAGTTATTAAGCTGTATGATTTCATTAAAGCCTACTGTAATTGCAGATTCCACATTGTCAACCGTTGCGTATCTAATATTAGTTTCATCCTCTAGAACAGTTCTAATAAGATCCTGAGGAACGAAAGGCTCCGCAAAGTCAGTATTATCAATGTTCATGTAGTTTTCAATGGACGCTCTTGCACTCTGAATTAAAGGAGCTTCATTTCTTCTGAATTTAGAATCTACAGTTAAAGTTACTATCAAATCTAAAGTTCTGATTAATCCGTCAACGATGACAACCTCATCCGTAAGCATCTTCTTGTCTTGTATCTCAGCCAGAAGCTGTCTCTTATACTCCTTCGTAGCACGCCTCAGTTGCCTGTCTGAGGCTCGTTCTAATACAAACAAGTCTATCATATTAGCGGAAGAATAAGCTCGTCTAACGGTGGCTGTGACCTTCCCAGTGCTTCCGTAGTTAGAGGCAAACAAATTAGCAAACCCCTTATAATCAGAAAGAGTTACAAGCCGGTCCTGACTTCTAAACACTAGTGGCGCATATCTTTTAGCTTGAGCTATAGACTCGGCACCTCTTCCTCCAGTTCCTACACTAGTATTTTCCAAGGTTCCTTGAATCTGCTCCGTAGCTGCGCCAAGCGTGGAAGTAATGGTTATAGGAATGTTTAAAGATCCATTTGCGATATTACCTCTAGTTCCTCCTCCAACTCGATAAGTGACAGTATATTGATCTCCTATAGAAGGGCTTTGACCAATACTGTTATCCCCGAACAAAAGAGAAGCCCTAAAAGTTTCATCAGTAGTTACCTGAAAAACCTTATCTGTGCCGCCGGAGGCGAAGTAGATATTTTCTTCTTCCTTATAAATTCCCTCGGTTAGAGGATTTCCTTCTAGGTACACCTGAGCACTTTTCTCAATGTAAGGGGCTTGACCTAGATTGATTGATTGGATAGATTCAGGAGACGTAAAGGTCCCCCTCTCTCTTACCAAAGCTCCTTCCAACAATACCGCATCCGTAACCAAGACTGTGCCGCCTGAAGAAGAAACTTCAAATTCTAAATCAACTGAAGGAGTGGTTAAGTCTACAGTTCCGTTTGAGTTTACTTTGTATAACGTATAACTTAACGTAGCTCCATCCTCAGGAGACGTAATTGATTTAACTCTATCAACAGCCGCTACTGTCATTGAAGAAGGAGCAGCAACAGCGTTCGTAGTGTATGTAACGGATGCGTTAGCAGCAGCAGCAATAGGACCCTTCATCCGAACCCCTATAAGCTCCATCAATCTCTTTACACTATCCCTACTACGTGCCGTTCCAATGTAGTTTTCGTTAGCAAGGTAATCAGACTTATTCGATTGAATGTGCCCTACCGCTGCCATCATCTCAAGTAATAACATTCCAAAGTCAGAGCTTTCAAAGTTATTATAATCTAAAGGAAAATTAGCTTTTACATACGATAACAGATTAGATCGTAAAGAATTAAAGTCCGACGAAGCGAAATTTATGAGTCCCTGCTTATTGTCCAGTTCAGAAGGAAGTTTCTTTAAAAAATCTGATTGAACCGTTCCTGAAAATACTACCATTATATCCTTACACCGACATTAAATGAAGTCGAAGTTAAATTTCTATAGTTGCAAAAGAGATTTACTTTTAAGTTAGAATCTACAGTTTCAAACACTTGAACCTTTCCTAAAGAAACTGTGCTAAGGTATCTACGTATGGCAATGACAATCTCTTCTTTTATCAGTGAAAAGGTCACAGCATCTAAAGGCTCCATTAGAAACTTACGCAAATTGCACCCGTAATCAGGTCTCATAAAACGCTCGCCTCTTTCCGTCTTTAAAATAGACCTTAAATTAGACTTAACTAATGATAGTCCCGACATCTTGCTGAAGTATCCGTTTTTAGGGTCAACAGGTACAGGGTACTCTAAACCTACTAATCTAGGATCCTGACCTGTAACGGGTCTCTGCATAGGCCCCGGAACTAAATTTCCAAAAGTTGTTGTGTTGCTTGAAATTGCCATTTTAAAATATTCAGAAAAATGTATCTGTATAGATATTTAGAGGCAGTATACAAATTACCTCAATATACCATGGCTAGAATATCAAGAGAGCATCACGACGATTTTGTCCCAAGAACTCCTAATTACGGATACATTAACTCAGAAGAGTTTCCACTTGGCGGAGAGTCTATTAACGCTTCTGCCGATTACGGACCTCAACTTACTAGAACAAATCAAAAATCACTTACTAATCTGCAATCACGTCCAAAAGTAGATACTTCTAGTTTAAGCATTAATAACACTAGGAGAGCGTTTTTTGAAGACGAATACCATTTTGTAACAGGAAGATTTCAAGCATCAGCTTGGGATGATGTAAAATATTTCGGATCAGGAACTCTAGCTTCTGATGAGGTTTCAGCCCTTTTAGACTTTAATGACACTGACCAAGGATTTGGGGGAGAAGCTATTAGGCACGGATACGGTACTAACAGGTGGGGATTTGATTATGACAGAGTTTTATCTTGGTATTTTGACTGGTATAAGCCCTACAAAGAAGGAACTCAGTCTAAGTACGCGGGAGATAACGTAATCACTATTGGTAATAACACTTTATTGGTAGATGAGAATAGTGGTCGGATGGTTGACGTTTGGATAAGCAAACCATCGGCAGAGTGTGAGAATGCCGATGGGGCAATCATTACGCAACCAGATGGACTTTTCGGATACGGGGCGCAATCCTATGGCGATTATCAAGTACAAGACTCCTTTAGAGCCTTTTATGATTTCCTTGCGTCTTACGCAATCTCAACTGGTACTAGTGAGGAGGATTACGCTCTAAAGGATCTATACTTTGACCCTCCCCTTCCCCTAACATACTACAACCCTATTCCAGGATCAGCAATGGGCCAGTTAATGTATAGACAAGTTAAAGGCATTACTCAAGCTAGGTCATTTACTCCAGAAAAGATACATGGTTTTTTTCAGCAGTCAAACGCCGTAGGATGCTACTCTAAAGTAGATATTGATGGAGACTCAGGAAGTATAAAAGCTGGCATGTATCCTGTGGATTTCGGAGGAGAACTGAAGGGAGGTGGTGCAACTTCAGGGGATCCTACTGCGTTCCCCTATTATTTATATCCGTTCACTTACTCCAATAGTTCCGTAAGTGATTATTGGGATTCGAAGGGTGTAGGAAAAGGATTTTTAGATACACCAATTAATGCTACAGAAAGAGGAGCAGTGGATACAAATCAAATATTTAACGGAGGTCAAAGACTGTACCTCCAAAAAGATGTGAATCATAATGGAGTAGAAGGAGTACACAGAGAGTTATATGGGGTATACTTATCTTCCAAGTTTAGTATTGATAATTACAGAAATTCAGATGTTTATTTAAAATCTAATGATGTAAAACTATCAGATAAAATTAAAAACAAAGTATTTGATACTATGAAGTATTGGCATGAGTCGCAAGCTGATTTTGCGGGAACAGGGGGGACTTATAACTCCCTTTTAGGAGGAACTATAGACGGAAGAATGAATGAAATGTATGTTTATTCTCCTGAAAATAAAAGAAAAATAAAGTTGTCGGGACTGCCTGTTCATAAGATTACTTTCTCAAACGGAACCAGCGTCTCTGGGCAGGAAGCTCTTGAATTAGGAGTAACTTTTAGTGCTTTCCCTCCTCTTCAGGCATCAAGTCAGTTTCGGCAAGCGTTAAAAGTTATTTACAACTACAAAGGAGATAATACTCAAGGAGCAGATGCTTCTGGAAACTTTATGAGTCTTGCACAAGTAGTAACAAGCGGTGCGGACGGATATGTTAAGTTTACTTCTAAATTTGAAGGATATACAGACTCTACATCTATATATGGAGTTTCTCCTTCTGAGCACTGGCTAGGAAGTAGAAAGGTTATGGTAATACAAGAAAGAAATGATGATGCTCCTGGAGATCTATCTTCTGTAGCAGTAGGAAAATACTACGTAATGTCTCCTAATAAAGGAAATAGTCCTTCAAATGTCGCAAGTAATTGGATGTACCCTACAGATATTATCAGTGATATTACTAATTATGCTGTAAGTGGTACCATAACTGATGATGGCACGGCAAACAATGGGGATGCTAGGGCTACTAAATTTAGTAGAGGTTTATGGGATAACGACCCTTACGGCCAAAAGATGTACATGGGTATGCAATACGGAAGTATATATGCAGGAGTAAACAGTACTCCTTTTGTCCCTCAAGGATGGACTGTCTATCAAAATTTAGTGATTGTAGGAACCTCAGCAGATGACGTAATTAATAAGTTAGAAAACTACTTAAGCAATTACACCTATGAAGAGTCTTTAAATGCGGAAGAAGTATTGCCAGCAGCAATGATTAAACATAATCATATTGCTAAAGGGGGAAGGGTATACTAGCCTATTACCACTGGGGTTTGGGTAACTAAGTAGCTCGATACCCTAGGATCTCCTAATGCTTCTAGATAACTTTTTAAGCTATTATTAGCTTCAACGTAAGCATTATACAAATATGCCGACCAATAGAAGAAATCAGTGTCGTAAGAGGACCAATCAATTTTTGTATTTAAGATATCAGTATATTCCGTATCCATGGTCCCTACAGTAATAGCTGCACTGTAGTCACAGCATCCGCTGGCGAATTCTGCCCCCGAGGGCCTATTCCAATAACAAAGAGGTTTATCTAATTCGGTAACTGATTGCCTGTACCCTCCATCAGAAGGAGATAAGTTTGAAAGAAGTTTAGGACTCCCCACTAAAGGACTCTTATTGTACTTACTAGTTTTAGTAAGGGACGTTGGCAAATACCCCGAAGCATAAGTCTGCACATTATTTTGAGTAGCAAAAGACACTAAACTTGGTATAGAATACCCTTCGCTATTGTGAAAATTATGTCCGAATGTCATGTCCAAGTCTTGGGTTAGCCTTATAAGCTTTGCCAGCATTTTAGATCCCTGCTTATCCCTTTCTACAGGATCGGATATATGTTGGAATAGTTTCCAGCTTGCGAAGTTCTGGTTCCCATACTGGTCCCAAAGTTTAAGACTTGAAAATAAATAATTACTCTCATAACCGTAGCCTAACCCATCTCCTACGACTCCCCATCCGTTCTTGGTAGACGATACTGAAGATGCCATGGGCAGATAACCTATAGGCGTTCCCGAAAACTCAGGGTACCCCTCATGAGCCTCATGAATCGAAGAAAAGGTCCAATAACCAAAGTCACCATGAGCTTCAAACCTCTCAAAGCTAGAAGCTACTTTACTATACAGATTGTTGAAATCAGTTTTCTCGGAAGGTAAACTTAATTTAGTGAACCCTATGCCGTCATTAGATGCCTTAGATTTTACAGCACTAGCGTCAACACTTCTTCTGCAAGACCCGTCATCATACAAAATACCTTTCGTATCATTGTTAGGCTTTCTACTCATGGCTCGATCAACCATGCCTTCACAAATAACTCCAACATTGAAATCTTTTGCAAAAGTAAAGAATTCAGAAGGAGTCAATAAAGACTCATTAAAAGAATCTATCAGCATAAAAGGCTTTTTAGTTTTAGAAGAAAAATCAAGTAATCTCCTGTAAGAATTTATAAAGCCTAAAATTGTAAAATTAATTGTTAGCTCGCAAGCGTAGTCAAGTAAAGGAATTACTTGCTCTATTAAGGTGCTATCGTATACATCGGGTGTACCATTAGACCCCTTAGTACTATACGCATTTAAGTATTTTGACGAAATTGTAGTTTTTTGATTTGCAGTCTTTAACGAATTCACCTTGTTTATGGCAGCAATTAAAAAAGAATATGCATTAGTCTCAGTATCAAGAATGTTGACATCGTGCATTACTTCCCACGACAATGCCGATCTGTACTTTCCAGCGGTTGACAACATATCAGATATGTAAGATTCTACTTTAGGAGATAATGAGGAACCTGATCTACTAGGAATGTCCTCCACTAACTTAAAGTAATCTCTGGTTCCGCTAATGCTATTCTCGTTAATAGTAGGGCACCTCTGCCATCTACGAATTCCCCAAGACATCGCCTCAGGGATAGTAGAGGGATCTAGATACCCTAATGAATGATTGGTAGAAGGAGTATCGTCTTGAGTATATCCATCAAATAAGACCCATTGAATATACATTTTTTTGGAGTTGCATAGTTTTGCTAGAGACTCTACCGATTGCAAATATCTACTCCCTAAAGCATCCCAGGTAAACAGGTCTGCGTATACCCTTATTAGATTTACCCCTATTTTAGATAAATAATCTAGTTGACTGTTAGCTTCGTCATCATTCCAATGAAGCCAATTAGAAGTTTTAGTAGACCCTGCAAAGGTCATGTAATCCTTATCGTAATCAACTGTGACTGGTTGAAAAGGAGTGCTCATCCTAGGAAGACCTCCTGACTTATCCCACTCATCAGTATGGACTTTATTGAAAGTTGCCCCTCTACAGTTTACAAAATACTTATCTACCATCCTTACTCACTTATGACAGATTCCCAATCCTCTTTTAGAGATATATTCTTGAAGAAATTCTTAGTAGCGTTATAGTTATTTAGTACCTCACCATCACTAAGTGGCTTTGAATAAAATCTACTACAACCTACGTAACCCTTCAGGCCACTAACCTTTCCTCCATACTCTCCTCCCATGAAGTTTCCTGCTGAGAACCCGTCCGTATAACCGCCTCCTATAATCCAAGGAGTAAAGTAAGAATCTAGATAAGGTCCTGCCGAGTATTCAAAGGAATTATCTTGGTATACGGAAGGAGCCTTGAACGTTGAATTAACCTTGGTTGTTCCAAATACTCCTTGGTAGCTAGACGTGGATAGCAAAGTACCATCAAGATAAACGCTAATCTTATCCTCAACAGGATCTAAGGATACCGATAACTGGCAAAACGATTCTCCGCAACTAGATAATGACTTGTTGTTTATTATTTGCCACACAGGAATCGTCATCCCGTAGTAGGAATCCTTATTGCAGTTTGCTGTTCTATTAGCAATAAATCCTGCGCTAGAAGAATCATAGGATTGAGTTGGTGCTAAAACTAAAACGCTGTTTTCAACGCTATTGTCTGAATCACTATTACTAGGCTCTAACCCTTGTGTGAATCTTCTATCTCTTGTGAAACCGTATACTAAACCTCTTACAACATCCGTTCCAGAATCTAAATTTAAATTATCTATGTCTGGCTGAGGTTCCTTGCCTTGCGCTATTCCTACATTCTCGTTAGCTAATATGAGGCGATACAATCCCATCGTACTATTGTCATTGACGTTCCAGCCTGCATTGGCGTTATCTAAGCTAGGAACATATATCCAGTTCTCAAGGCTTGCACCCTCGCTGTTATACAAGAAGTCTTTAAACTCATTCTTAGAAGGAAGCTTAACATAAGATCCCATACTTGCAATCACTGAGTTATCATCCTTACTAGGCAACGCTACCCCGCTTAAGAAAGGTATACCTAGACCCTTATTAAAGACGCTAGATACCGACCCAATTATTTGAGAAGCGTAACCTCCTCCTAATCTACTGCTATTATGAACTCCAAAGTCAGTTCCCGAAGGTAAACTTGATTGCACAGTCAGATAGTTGTACAAACCAATTAACCCATCTTCCGATATACGATCATTAATATGGAGAGTAGGAGCAGCAGGACTAGAAGGATTACTAATTATTTCTCCCTTAGCCACATTACTCAATAGAATATGATCCAACACTACAGGATCATTAGTCTCAATCTTGTCAGTATACTTAATCTCTAAAGGCAAGACAACGCCTGTAACATCTGCTTGATCTATAGTAATGCTTCTTTGATTTTCAATATCTAGTAAAAAGTTTGACCCAGCTAAGTAAGAGAAATCATTTACAGGAACATTGCCAGGAGTGAATTGAGGTCCATTACCTAAGAAATTAGGAACCTTAACAGCAAGCTCAATTTGCTTCTTACGTTTATTTATCTTATCCTGGAAATGAGAGGTCTCAGACAGCATAACTTGACGAAGATTAGATATCACCGCCTGTGACTCCCCGTCATCTATTAGCTCTTGAATCTCAGATGAAACATCAAATACCTTTCTATCCTTCTGCCCTTCCAAAGACAATAAAAGCTCATCCGCATTATAGAAGTTTAATAATGCTTGAGAATTATCTAATAACTTAGGATCTAGGATACTATTGAAGTAATACTGTAGCTCATCTGAAGTTGTCGGAGCACCCCTACCACCCAAGCTAGGATCATATTCTAGTTTCCAAAGGTCAGGATTATCAAACCCTCCCTCATCAAGAAGATCTAGATCCTTCTTTCTATTATCTAACTCAAGCAACGCCGGAGTAATCCCATCTGTCTTGGAGTCATAATACAGACCATCAACAGAGAGAACAAACTTACCAAGGGTAGACTTAGGAGGTCCAGCTTCCAAACGGAATACTGACTCTACAACTTCATCAGGCAAATCTCCAGGCTCTAAAGAAGGGTTTAAAGTTCTTTCTAATAAGATTCCATCAATAACATCTAGTTGATCCTGACATTCATCGCTAAATTGTTGAGCTTGCTGAGATTGCTGAAAGTAAACTCCAAACTGGGAGTTTATCATATTATCGTATCCAGTAGGTTCAAGGGCAGCTAACTCCGCTCTTCTCTCTCCTGCATTTCCATTCTGAAAATCTAAAGACTTTTTAAAGGCAGCGAGGCAATCAACAGCTTGCTGATATCTCCCCATTAATTCTTCAGCGGCTTGCTGTATTGCCTGCGCGAAAGCAGCAAATCCAGCTATGGCACCTACGATTCCAGAAAGAACATCCATCTTAAATCTGGAGAACTCAGAGAAGTATCCTTTAAACCCATCTCTGTCAGGGAATAATGAAATACCTAATAAATCCCTAATGTATGAATTAATTCTTTTAATAACAGCGTCTGCTAATGCTTGAGCAAACTCAATAGCTTGCCTCATCGCCAAGAGGATAGGAGCAGGTATAAGACCTAATACATCGGCTGCTAGACCTAACATACAGCTAGGCAATCCAAAGCTAGCCCCTAAACCTCCTAAACTATTACTAGGATCTGATTCTAAAAATGTTTTTGCGTCAAAAGCCATTAAATTGCTCCTAAAGGATCTCCGTAATCATTAGCTGTAATATCAGGAGGTGATGCTGCAAGAGGAGGTGGAACTGGGAAAGGAGCAATTGCACTATTCGTATCTACAGTAGCACCAGCGAAATTGTCATCACTAGTGTTCTTAAAGTAATTTGTAGCCTGCGTAGATATAGCCATACCGGCGTAAGAATTTACGGATCCCGCCAATGATGTTAAGTTGATATCCCCTGTGTTAGATGTAAAATTCATAGATCCAATAGTATTAAAATTTAATCCACCTGTAGATAGTATTTTTATATTACCTAGTCCGTCAACCTGTATGTTAGCTCCAGGTGTAATTATATTTACATTACTAGTGGGAGAACCTGCTACTAAGTCTATATTACGAAACCTACTTTTTAATCTAATATTTCCAAACCATTTGCCCAAAGATCGAAGACCAGCAGAATTGTTTTCAATATTTACGTCGCCACCCTCAAGAATTCTCATGTTAATATCTGAGTTAACACATTTGTATTCTTGAGGACCAGTAGTCTCGATGTATAGTCCCCTCTTTGCATACATGTCATTCTTTGTAGCACCTGTTAGAACTACGGAGTCCCCTTCCTCATTTGATATCTGAACTCCTAAACTACCTACGTTTACTTCGTTTCCTCCTTCCGACTTTAAAGTGACATCATTAGCTATCGGTACTTTTTCGAAATCCCTGTGAATGTATAATCCTGCTCCCGCAGTGTTAGTGAATGCTTGAGTTACAGGCTTTTGATTTTTTCCATAAATCTTAGCTTTAGTATCGTTATTATTAAACGGAGTAAAGTTTGGATTTATCCTAATGCGAGATTGCTTTCCTGAAGAAGGGTTTGTCAAGAATTCATCCGAACCTCCTCTAGCCTTTGCTGATATTACGCACGATAGGTAGTAGTAGTTACTCTCTCCACGTCTCGGATTTTTATTATGAAGCACAAGTATCTCCGCGCCGACCTCCGGGATTGCCACTATCCCCCCCGTATTCATTCTATAGTAAGGGGAGGTGTAGGTTACCTCTGTTATGTATTCTTGATCAGGGTCCGATTCTTTAGGGATGATGACCTGAAGTACTCCCGTCTCGGTAGTGTCTTTATTATTCTCTACTTTTCCTACTACAACATTCATTATGGTTACCTAATTTAATCCGTTCCGTTTTTCACGTATGAGTCTTTCTTGGTTTTCATTAGTTGGAGGACCAGCAGGGTTAATGGAAAGCAAATTTAGAACCGTTCTATCTTTTTCGTTTTTAACGAAGTCTGTGGAGAACACCTCATCCATAGATTCCTGTAACTGCTTAGAGAATAATTCAAAAGCATTAGAACTAATCTCTGCTTCTGAGTTAGTCCCATCTCTCATGAGCTTAAAACTAGACGAGGATTCAGAAGGAGATATTTTGTGAGAATACGACACTATCTTGTAAGAATTTGTATAAAAAGCATCTACTACTGAAACTTTTTCTCTAAGATCATTAGAACCTATTATAGTATTAGGCTTACCAAACAAAACGCATTGCCGTCCAAGATGACAAGGGATATTAAAAAAGGGTAAAGTTTTTATGTCAACATTAATAATATACTTGTTAATGTTCTTAAGAATCTCAGCTTCACTCTTAAGCCTGCCCCCAGAAATACTTTTTAACTTCTTGGAAGATTTAGTAGAAGCTTTTATAATAACCAAATCTAGAAAAGTCTTATCAGATATCCCTCTGGATTCTTCGGGAATCTTTAAATAAAGTCTTCCAGCCACTTCCGTAGACATAGCTTTTTTTATGGTAGAAAGGACAGTTTTTCCGTAGTTATTAGAAGAAGATAAACGGCTAGAAGCTAAAGTAGTAGATATGTAATTAATGTAGTCTGCCATCGGGCCGGTATTTAAACTTTGACTACCCAAAATTTGACCGGAATTTCCGAATACCTCATCTAAAAGTCTATAAGAACTTTCCGCTTGATAACTTAGAAGTTGACCTTTATAAGGACTGCTATCAAAACTTAAAGACAAAACATTAGAGTTGGTAACATTGTGAGTAAAAACTACAGGGTCATCTTTATCTTTCGTAAGTTCTTTAATAGGAGAAGAGTATGGTCCCATACCTTCATTAAACGAAGATGTTCGAATAGAATACTTTACTTTGAAAGCCTCCTGAAATGTTTTAATATAGTTTTGAAGTTTTTGCCTTTGATCAGCCAATTCCATTCTGTTAACACCACCCTCTGTTCCATACACTCCTATTACCTCATTTCTTTTTAGCAACTTTTCCCCATAGTCGGGGTCATAATCTTTGTTAGGAAATTCTGAATTGTAAAGTGTCTTAGAATTTCTGTTTACAAGAGGATTATCAGAAGGTTTAACCCCATATCTTTCTACACCAAAAACGCTTTTCTCACTGGGAGAAGGATAAATTGAATGTTTTATAAATGCTGATCTCCCAAAGATTACCACAGGAGAGGTTTCATCCTTAATCAGTTTGCTTTCTTTTAACAGCTTTACGACACGCATGTCATTCTCCTCGAATATAGTAAAGTCATTAGGTAGATCGCCGAAATCAGACAAACATTTAGCAAAAGTATATAATGGCTTTAAAGAGTTTAACACATTTTTAGAATCATTTTTATTAGTCTCATCAATTACACCTCCCATGGACAATACAAAGTGAGTCAATTCAGAAATATCATAAAATGATGTTTGAAGTTCTTCAGGATTAGAGGAATAACCCTGTGATAATCTATCTCTTTCCTTCTCAGCAAGTTCTGTGAGGCTTTTCGTTTCAAAGGGTCCTAATCCAATATCTAAGGGAACAGGTTTGGGGGGAGGTAATCCAGCGACTTTTATCTGACCTTTTCGGTCTTTAACAGACTCCTCTAACTTAGAAATCCGTCTGAGCAAACTGTTAGCTCTTTTTTCATAAAAATTTTCTCTTTCGGAGGTAGTAGCATCAAAAAACTTTTTTTGTTGTACCTTGTAATCCTCTTTTAATTCTTTTATTTTATTATTAAGATTTTTTATTTCAGAAGACTTATTCTCTATTATTTTTTCTGTTATCTGAGTGAGTTCCTTTTTAGTTTTTTCAGGGGGATATAATTTAGGCCAAGATACGTTGATGTCTATCCCTAATTTTCCTAAGCAATGTCCATATCTACTATTTATAAGAGGTTTAGAGAATCTTGAAACGGTTGATATTTTCCCAATAGTATCCATGATGCTTTTTATACCGTCAGGAATAAGTACTAAAACATTTCCTCTAGGAACCGTGGTAAACCTGTCGCTTATGTAGGAAGATATTAGATCTCTTACTATACTATCAAAATTTTCAGCAGGCTCATTAGCCTCCTTGTTTTCTGATAATTTATATTTTTTCTTAGTTGCGATTACAACTTCATCATTAAACCTAGTGTCAAAAATAGAGTCGGATTGAGCATACTGATAGTCGTTGAAGGATTTATTCGTAAACACTTCAAGAGTATTTAAAGTAGGACTAAACATTAGCTCTAACTCCCTAATTCCATCGGAAGTTATTGATATGTTAGCGTCTATTAGTTCTAAAGTGAAAGGACCAGCCCATTCCGAAGTATCATCGCCAATGCCGTAAGATAGATAAAATCTCGGCCTTGCTCCCTTCAGAATATTGTCAACCAGTAATTCATCAGCACCCCCTCTAAGAGCTAGATTTACTTTTGCTTTACAGTTTAAGGCTTCTTGAAAAGATTCTGTGGTGATACTAAAGTACTCTAGTAATTCAGAAGTTTCTAATAACTTCAAGACCACAAACTTTGACTTTGGATCCCCTTGGGGGAAATTAACATCAAGGCTTAAAAAATTACGGTTAGATAAAGGAGATACTATAAAAGATTCTTCTCTCTCTTCGGAAGTTAAGGAAGATAGCTTACTACTAAAGCTAGTCACCCCCGTTATCTTATCGAAAAATAAACGGTCTATAACTGTAGGATCCTTAGTAAGGATTACATTATATGGATAGGATTTAGACACTCTAGATGCTCACTATTCTTATTCGGTCACCAACATTCAATTGCTGAAAAGGGTCTGATATATTGTTAGTCCAACATATCAACCAATCAAGATCGGGAGTATTATAAAATAAATTTGATATCTTGTCAGCACGATGCTCGAATCCAGGAGGTATTGTTCCTACCTTAGCCGGAAGGCTTTGAATATCTTTCATAGACTTCCTAAATTCCACAGAGTTTAAAGAAGTAACTACTGCTTTTCCTTTATGTATCAATTCATTATAGCCTAACTTTAAATGATTAGTGTAGTTCATTTTATACCTGATCCAAATTGGTTGGGCTGACCAATAACCCCATTACAAGGGTCCATGTTATTTTCCTCTATGACCGACTCCCAACCAGTTATGTTATC